AATTGACCAGTATGAAGCTACAGGTAAAGCATAATTTACTAAAGTATATGTAAATGATGATAATGCAAATGTTCTAGGTGGATATTTTGCTCTAACTTTAACTCTAAAACGATGTACTGAATCTTGTTGATATTCTTTTTTATTATTACCTATGCTAGTAACATATAAATCAGAATCTATCACTGCTTGAGACCCAGTATTATATGTTGAGTCATTCCATCTTATTTCTAAACAAGGAGGATATATTGTATGTGTATTTCCTGAGAAATATTTAGTTTCAAACTTAGAAGCTGTTGTGAATTCTAAAGACCCACTATGTTTTATAATAAGACCGTAATTTGAAATAGATCCACTGTTCCAATCCTTAACAGTATTGGTTACTTTTAATTCAATATCTTTTGATGATTTTTGATTAAAAGATTGAGTAGCAACATAATTTGACCCTGTCCACCATAAACCACCACCTACATTTCCAGTAGAGTCATATGATCCCGTTGTGCCAGTGGGAAAAGAACCAATTGTAAACCAATTGTTCCCAGCATCTTGATCTTTATATTCCCAACTAGCCCCATCAGTAGTAATAGGCAAATTTGCTAATCTACCAGTCCCTACATTCCAGTCTGTTGCTACAGGGTGAGAATATATAGTATACTCTAAAGGTAATTCAGAAGCATTTGCTAAATATGCTTTTAAGTAGCAATCAAAACTAGCTGTTCCTATCTTATTATCAATAATATCATTTATTTCATCTAACCCTGTATTTAAAGTAGGATAATATGAATATAAAGTAGCGCTTTTTTCAGGAAATATTTTATAGACAGCCATTATTATTTTATTTTTTTAGATTCTAAATGGTACAACTCTTCCTTGAATATCAATATCTGGGAATCTTAATTCGAATACACTTGGATCTAATGAAGGGTATATATTGCCTTGTCTTGTAGCTCCTATAATATCATAAGCATAAGGTGAATAATTTCCTCCTTGTTTATTTACAATTTCAACCTTAGTTACATTTTGAACACCTTTTATTTGTAATAAACGAGATGTAATATCTGCTATTATAATAGGTTGGTTGATATTCCATTTTTCAATATTAAAATGATCTTGTAAAGCTAATATACAATTAGTTATAACATCATTATTACTATATCCACTAGCTACAACAATATCAAAATTTACTCCAATATTGATATAAAAGGCATCTTTAATATTAATAGCATCTGTTACCATTCTAAACTCATTTAGATAGGTTGCTAAATTTTGCTTTAATACATCTGCTGCTTGAATTAAATTTTTATCTGCATTGTATGCTAATATATACATGTCTAAAGACAATGGATTTCTACCTTCAGTAGTAGCTACTGTTGGTGTAGGCATCATTGATCTAGCAACATCTTGTGTTACAAATACTTTAGCAATACTACCATAATCTGAGGGGAGCGATAATGCTCTTATCATGTAATCTTCTTTAGTTACAGCACGTAATTGAGATTGATATGCATATAAAGCATTATTACGTATTTCTTCAATTTGGTCTCCATTTCTTCCACCAGCTGATGGTAAAGGATTAGCAGACACTAAACTTTCTCTTATAGTAGAGGCAAGATTACCTGTAATACCACTAGGAAAATAAGCAAGAGAATTATTTATAGTAGTTATAGTATTTGAAGGAACATTTGATGTTACTCCTCCCCCAACAAGATATCTAACTGTTATATTGCTAGAAGGAGCCAATCCATATTCTTGTGTATAAAATACAGAAGCTTTATTAAAATTATTATATAAACTAGAAATACCAGGTACTAAACCTAAACCTATATTATCAGGATTAGGAAGAATAGTATCATCCTGGGTTGTATTAGATATTCCTGATCCAAATTCTAATTGTAGGGTATCATTTGATAAGAAGCGGGATACAAAACGACGAGGTACTCTTCTTAATTGAAATAAATAAGGTACTCCATCACTATTATAATTAGGATTAGATATTTTATCAAATATGGTAGATTGGGCTAAATAAGGTACTTCATACCATCTATTTCCTAAAACATCAGTTGCATCTAATATTTGCAATATATTAGTGTCAGTAATATCAGCAATTTGAAATTTTTGTGGAGTTGAGAACGTAAGAGTAGTTGATCTAATTTCAGCAGAAATAACTTTGGTAGATTTTTTTAAAAGAAAATAATCATTATCTACAAAAGATACTGTCATACTTCCTGTATCTCTAAAATCTACTTTTTCTATTGTTAAAAAATTAGTATTATTTACTACTGAAGTAAGTTGGGTATTTTCAGGTACAATTAATGCATAATCATAATCAGGAGATCGAACTCCTCCTACATCTTTACTTGGAATTAATTGGTATAAATCTACTACTGCTGTAGAAGCATATGATATTTTGGGGCGATATCCCATCATATAGGATAAAGCAAATAAATTTTCTCTTTCTTTAGCGTATAATAGAAAATTTTCTTGTGTTTGGGTGTCTAAATAAAATGACATTACATCCCCAACATAAGAAGCCATATCTATGAATAGATTTCCAGGAGAAGCTTCATTAAAATCATTATATACTGTTGGAAAATATGTAGCAGCATAATTTATTAAATCTGCTCTAAAATCGTTAAACGTTTTATTTAAATATGATACTTTATTATCTGCCATTTTATGTAAATTGTAATGTAATTGAGTCTGGATTTCCTGATATTATTATACTATATTGAATAGTTATAGAAATTGTATTGTTGTTATTATAGTCAGGAGAATCATCTATTATTATATCTGATATTGCTACTTGAGGAACAAATATACCAACATTAGTGTTTATTAAATTTCTTATTACATCAAATGTATCTTCTGTTATTCCTTCAAATAATACAGATTTTAAATTACACCCAAATTCAGGGTTCATTATTCTTTCACCCTTATTTGTAAGTAAAAGATTAATTAAATTAGATTTAATTTGATCTTTAGTACTATATGTACTATTAAAAGGACCTGAAGGGCCATTAAAAGGTAAAGATACCCCAATAGCAATATTGCCTTGTAAATCTAATGGATCAATGCGTGTTATTTGGGGTAAAGGCATATTATCCTAAATTTCTTAGTCCTGATTTGTCAGCGGCAGTCATGTTAGCAGCAGCATCATTGATAAATGCTAAATATGGGTTAACTTTTTCACCAGTTGATGGATCAACAGCATCTATAACTTTCAAATCGTTACGTTGAGGTTGTTGAAAGCCAAATTCAGCTCCCATTTTAGCCATTAATGAGCTACGTACATCCCCGGATAATGGAGATATATCAGCACTAGTAAAATTAACACTTCTTCCTTCATGAAGTTGTTGTTTATTTTGTTTAGCTAGAGCTTCATTAATAATGTCAGGCAATTCTTCATAAATAGCCTCAACTACGGCTTCTTTAATTAATTTTTTAAATACTTTAACATTCATATAAATAAATATTTAACCTTGTAGTCCTCTTTGATCTATTATTACTTTTAGTTGTTCTATTAAATCATTAGGATCTAATGTAAATGATAATTCACTTTTTAATACTTCTATACCAGCTCTATTGATAGCCACGGCATAATGGCGCATAGCTCCAGTATTTAATCTTTCACCCCTAGTTTCTCTTCCTCCTGTAGGAGTAGCTTCTTCTTCTTTTTTTATTACAAATCTAAATCCTTTATATAGTACATCAGTTGATCCATAATTTACATTTGCTACATTAGAAGGGGTTGTTGTACCATTACTAATTGATGAAGAAGCAGCATTTTCTATAATACCGTTTATATTTAATAATCGTGCTTTATGTCCGTTTAATATATTAATAACATTATTTAAACTTGTTTGAACATCAGGGATATATGCACTTAATATAGATAACAGTTGAGATATTCTAAATAATATTTGAACTAATCTTATTATTACATTCATAGGGATACCTATTCCTGGAGGGACAGCAGTTGGGATAGGGATTGCAGTAATTACAGTTACTATACCTTGAAATATGTTTATATAAAGATTTATGGTTTCTACTTGCTTAATAATCTGTTGTATATTTCTTTCATTACTTTCTATTACCCTTATAGCATTATCTCTTCGTATTGTTGCGTCTTTTAACTTAACAGGGTCATTAGATATATTAGCAGATTCTATTATTTTATTAGTGTCATCTACTAATTTTTTTATTTTAGCGTTTTGGGCAATTATCTTTTCTATTTGACTTACTGCTAAAGTAATAACAATAGGAGGTAATGTTTTTTTAGCATCTCTTAAAATAGAATTTACTCTTTGTCTTACTGCTTCCTTTCTTTGTTCTTTTGTTTTTGCTTTTCTTGCTGATTTTTTAGCAGCCCTATCTGTTTTTCTTTTTTTTCTTGCTTCTTCTCTATCTGCTTTTAGATCATCAATATCTTTTTGATTTTTTGCTTTTCTTGCTTCTAAACTTTTCTTAGCTGTTGGATAATTACCTTCATATATTATTTTATCTGGTTCAACTTCTATTGGAGGTTTAATATTTCCTTCTTCATCAACTCCTCCAAATTTTAAAGTAGTAAATCTGGCGTTGGGGTCAGGGTTAGTAAATACTGTTCCTCCACTTTCTATAGCAACTAGCTTCTCATATTGTTCTTTTGTTAATTTAGGAGGAACTTCTATTATTCTTCCATAAGTAGCAGATGAAGGATTAGTATCTACTTGCTTACCAGGGCGGTATTGTTGTTCAAGTTTTTCAAGAGTTAATTTATGTTTAATTTCTAATTCTATTCCTTCTTTAATTAAATTTGCTCTTTCTTCATATAATTTAAATAATTTATCTTGTCTAACAGCTGCTACTGTTTTTTGAACAGATTGATTAAGTAATTGTTGTCCAAATGCTTTAGGTTGTATAGAATTACCTAAAATTTTAATTGTGTTAGGGTTTGCTAAAGAACTTATATTATCTCTTGCAGGGTTATTAGGAGATGGTTCAGAAGAAACATTTGTTCCTCTATTTTCTCTTCCTCCTGTTGTTCCACCTGTTCCGGTTGGTGTTGTTGTCTCTGTTGTTGTTCTTGTAGTAGAGGACTGTTGTCCTGTTCCTCCTCTATCAGAATATATCCCATCACCATTATATGGTTGTGAAGGAGGACCGGATGGAGAAACTATTTCTGATGGCATTATTATATATTATTTTATGTAGTAAATACTTTTTCTGATAGTATTCCTTCTAATCTGTCTGTTATTTCATCTACAGCATCAAATAAATCATCTCCTGCTTCTACAAGAGAAGGAATAGGAACAGAACCTGATGATCCTATTGCTTTTGTTCTGGTTAATGAAACTGCTAGTTTTCCCAAAGCATCTAATAAATTAACTAATAAATCATACATTTGTCCTCCTAATACTACAGGTTCTGTAGGTGAAGAGCCATCTTTATTAGT